TTAAGAGTACTAACATCACCAGAAGAACCTAAGTTACCTCCTTCTTCTTGGAATTGAACTGCCGCCTGGCTTCCACCAGAATCAATTGAAGTTACCTGATTTCCTTCAGGTGTTAATATTTTGACAGAGTTTGAGTCTATAGAATAGTAAAGAAATACTTGTTGTTTACTACTTTGGAATTGTTCTATAGCCTGAGAATCTCTTAACCTGAGTAAGTTCATTATTTGTTGTATAAAAGATTAAGAAAAAAGAGGATACCAAGGGGAGTAACCAACAAAAACAGCACTCCCCAAGGCTCCTAATAATTAGCCTATAGATTAGGCATCCAAGTCACCAGTAGTATAACCAGTAGTTAGGATAGTCTCTGCCAACTGATCTCCTTGAGAACCAGCTACAAGAGTATTCAAAGGACCTAGTTCCAACAAGAATCTTACATGGCCATAAGTTTGACCAGCATATCCAATTACTTGACTAGTAACATCATTCTGATATTTAACATCAATGATTGAGTATTTAGAACCATCTACTACGTACTTAGGTGGTTCTTGGTTAGGAATAAATCCTGCCAAAGTACCCTGGCTAGTAGCATACATAGAATCTAGTTCTTCAAGAGAAGCAAATTCCCAAGTACCTACACCATTTTTAGCTGGAGTAGTTACTTTACCCAAATCTACTGGAGCAGACTCACGAGTTACAAATACATCAAAAGTGTTTTTGGTGTAATCTTTCCACATGATTCTATCAAATTCATTGGCAATACCAGTAAACTTAATACCAAACAATGTAGCAGTAGCAGTAACTTCAGCAGCAGCTACACCAGAAGCAGTAGCACCACGGTATTTAGTAGTCATAGTAACTACAGCACCAGAGATAGATTTTACTTCATAAGTATCTGTACCACCAAGAGTAAATAAATCACCAGCAACCAAACCAGCAGGAGCAGCACTAAAGGTTACTTCAGCTGAATCAGTCACAGGACTAGCAGTTTGAGCAATAGCAACAGGAGTACCATTAGTAATTACTTCAATACGGCAGTAGCTAGGACGGGCATTAGTAATTTCTTGTTTCCAACCTTTAGCAGAAGCCCAGATAGCATCAGCAGCTCTCATAGCAAATTCCTTAGCAGAAGAAGTCGCACTAGTAGAGAATTGACCTACCATTGGCAACCAGTGTGAGCAGTTACCACCAAACATATTATCCTCTTGCTCTTGACGGATATAAATACCAAAGTCAGCTGAGTTTACTACAGGCATATTACCAGTACCACTGCCAGCATAACCAATAGTAGTTACTTGTTCTACAGCAGCTTGGAATTTCTGCTTAGTCAAAGTCAACTTAGAAGCATCCATAAACTGGGTCTTAATAAGAGGCTTTTGGCTACCCACAGAATAAACAAATGCTACTTGTCCAGAAGCTGGCATAGCAGCCAATACTTTCATAGAAGTATCTACTAGACAAACTACACCCGCAGGTACATTAGTTTGATTAACAACTGTACCAGCAGCAGGGCGCAATGATACAGCCTGATTCACAACAGCAAATGCTCTGTGAGTCATGTTTTGTGAAGACATACTTGAATTCATAGTTTAAAAAAATAAATTAATAAATTAATAAGTTAATTAAAAATGTCAATACCTATTTGATTAGGTACAACTTGTTGCCCAGTTTGAGTAAATATTAACTCCATAGCTAATTTCACAATGGTCTCATGGATAGTTTTAGGTTCGCTACTTAACAAGCAATTAACCTGGTTAGTAGGAGTAATCCTGTCCACAACAATGTTTGGTAATGACTTCAAGTACTTAATTCTATAATTGTCTATAGTAACACCTTGAGGTACAATCAGTTGCACTCTTTTAGTACTGTCATACATTCTCCAAAACTTCCCATCAGATCCACTCATATAGGGTTTTTTGTAATAGTTTCTAATAGCCTTCTGGTATTCATCATGAGATATAACTTCAACCATTGGTTTAATCTTTTCAGTTGAATTGCACTTAACAGTATTGCTAGTAGGCAAGTCCAGTATAATTGCTTGGAAATCAGCTGGAAGATCAAAATAAAAACCATTCTCTAAAACACCTATTTGAGAAGCACTAAGAGTTAAAGTTGAGTCAGAAATTAATGGGCCAAATCCCCAACCTCTTAACTCAGTCTCCTCAAAACTATATTTGTTTATATTACTTTTCTCTAAATATCTTGAAAAATAGAGCTGTTGTGCGCTAGATAAAATGGAGGATAATTCCAAGTCTTCATAAGAAAACTGGGCATTAGTCAAGTTTAAATAAACCTGCTCTAATTTATCCGCCATTTCATTAGCTGTCATCTCTTAGTTCTATTTTTCTATTTAAGTCTTAAAGGTTTTCTTTGTGACCAAAAACCTTATTTTCTATGTCTTGCAATTCTGCAAAATTAGGAGCCAGTCTAAAGTACTCTACTAATTCATCTAGTGTACAAGCTTTACCAGACAAAGTCATAAATTTACCTGACCCAGTAGCACTTGTAATTATACCAAACTCTCTTGCCAACTTAATGGTGTATTTAAGGCTACTTTTAGGGTCTTTAAGAGCCTTAGTAAATTCAGCTGGAGTCTTAGTATACAACTTTGCAAACTCCTGTCTAATGCCGTCTAATGACGTTTTATAGGCTATTGATATACCCACTGAATTAAGTACTTCAAGCATCTTGTCTTTGTTGTCCTTAAACTCAAAGAAACTAGTAGCTGCTTTAGCTTTATCTTCAGCCTCTTGCATCAAATTAACATCTTCATCCTTCTCATCTTGAATAATAAAAAGAACTGAAGGTCTGTTTTCTGCTTTATAAACTTCTTGACTTCTGGCAATTTCATCTGGCCAAGTCAATAGAATTTTATATTTAAGCATATCCTCTGGCTTATTAAGATCCAAAGTAAGCTCCCCATCATTCAAACTGATGTAAGTATATTTAGGATAACCAGTCCCATTAGCATAATGGTAGTTATTATCCCAGTCATTATCCGGTGAATAAACATCAAGGTTTAGTCTTAGGATTTTTTCAAAGTACTCTTTTTCTGTCAGCTCTTCTCCATTAAAATCTACACAAGTATTCTTAGTGATAGTATCTAGGATTTGACCAGAGCCCAATCTTTTAATATAATTTCTCATAGCTCCTGGAACCATAAAAGCCATATCATTAAGAGAAGCTTCTTGTTCTGGTGCTATTAAACCCCTCCATTTACCTTTACTAGGAGCTGGTACTACATGGACAATCTTATTTCTTAGATAAGGATGTACTTGTGTTTTAGGGGTTGCTGTTTGAGTTTTTGCCATTTTTTTAAATTTTTGTTGGTTAAAGATTGTAATAAAGGGGAGTATATTTCAACTCCCCTAAATTACCATTTATAGAGTTAGCTTAGTTCTTAGATTGCCAAAGACAATTCTACCATAGCTTCTGGATCTTTCATCAAAAGACCTACAGTATCCATGTGATGTACTTCATAACCATCCATTGCAGAAGCAGCATTAGCTACTCTACCCATACCGCCAGGATTCATACCTGAACGGATACCATTAATCATGGCATGAGCAGGAAGAGTTGAGGTATTAGATTTGATCTTGAAGATACCTGTTTCAGAACCCATATCTCCACTCATAATGTAATAAGTGTAAGATTTAGCAGTACCAAAACCACCACGAGGATCTACAGTTGGGAAGAAGTTTTTATCATCCATCCAATCAGCTACATAAATCTCAAAGTCAATACCATTTACAGAACGGTAGTAAGTATATTGGTAGCCAAAACCAAGAGCATTGGTAGCACCAGTATTACTAGCAGAGGCATTCTGAATATATTGAGTGTTAAGCAAGTTAACATTGGTAGTACCTACTTTTTTATCAACTGCATCATGGAAAGCTTTAGCACCCCATTCACCAGTTACCAATCTAACTTTTCTGTCACCTCTAGAACGCTTGTGGATCATACGAGTAAGAATAACATCAGTCAAGTAATCTAGTGAGAAGGTTGAGTACTTCAAACGGTTGTAAGCTACAATTTGCTCAAACAAACCATAAGTAGTAGGTACATTGTGACCATTAGCATCCAACATATCTACTCTGCCTTGGACATCCCAGTTAGCTTTAGAGTAAAGACTAGCGCGAGCTTTAAGCAATTCAAAAGTAGCCATACTAGCCATCTCCATTGCATTAACATAAGCTGGAGCCATGCCCAATTTACCTTGATTGTGGTCCATAAAATAAAATGGAACTTTAACTGGGTAGTTTTTACCTTGCTCAATCATAGCACCAGAGATTTTATACTCATAGCGCATTTTATTGATTCTAAAGCCCATCTTGTAAGTACCTGGGAAGAAAGCTCCTTCCATACCACGACTAGAGAAGTGGTCAGCTACAGATCCACCAATAGGTGCAAAACGTGATTTAAGCTTCAACTCATCAAGAGTAATTTGGAAGTAATCTCCAGGACGCTTAATAACTTTTACTTCATACTCAGTACCACCAGGAACATTTTGAGAGTTCTCAATATAGAACTGGAAGTTGTCTGACTCATTTTTAATAGTCATTGTTTGAGAAAAGATTGGCTTCTCAAAACGCAAGAAGAAAATCTCATCAGAGGTAATTGGAGTAACCAAAGTACCCAAGGACAAAGACTCACCATTAGCTCTACGGACATCAGCAAGGATACCAGCAATAGTAGTCTTACCTTGTACATCATAGTAGTACATATCATTCTCACCAGGAACAGTCAAGGTGGGGAATGAATTGTAGAATTTAATAAGCTCAGTGTCTGGGTTGCAGCCATACAACTGAGTTACAGTTTTGTCCAAATACTTAGGTTCTACCTGAAGTGCTTGGTAAAGCAATCTTTCATCTGCCCAGTTACCTTTCCAATCACGGGCTTCATTAAGTTGCAAATTGTGAAATTTACTCATAATAAAATTTAATTAAAATTTAGTTGTTTATTTATTATAACCCGCTTTCTTCATAACCTCCATCAAACCTCCTTGTACAACATCTAGTGTTCCAGTAGAAGGATTTGATTTTAGCATTTCATCGAGCTTATTTTTTACAGGTTTATTTACAATAGTTGAAATTTTAGTAAAGTCTGGAGACCAATTACCGTCAGAGTCAATATTAAACAAACCAAGAGTGTTTAATACTTCAATAGCTTTTGTTACTTCAGCTTTATGTTGTCCTTGCTTTAGGGCAAATTGGTTAACCGGTTTATCAGCTACCTTACCAGCAGGAGTTGTAAGATTCTTTTTAACTGCTTTTTTAAATTCTTCTGTAATAGGAAGACCTCTAATTTCAGTCATCTTATCTATTCTAGAAAGAATATCATTAATTTCTTTTTCCTGAGCTTTCTTAGCAGTTTCTATTTTTTTATTCTTATTCCCCTTAATAACATCTAGGTTATCTGTATAAGTAGAAATAAGTTGTTTTCTAGCTCTAGCAGCTTTCTCTTCAAGTTCAGAAAGAGCCTCAGCAGATTTAATTGCTTCATCAGCTTCTTCTTTAGTATGGTTCTTGACTGTCATCAAGTAATCTGCATAAATGTCTTTTTGCAAATCTGCATTTTCCATATCTTCAGCAGAAAAACTTTCTAAAGTAGAAATTGTATTAACATATTTAAGAGCTTCTACATCATCATCAAAATAATCTTTAACTCCTAAAAACATTTTTACTTGAGGAGCAGCTGATTCAAATTGCTTATCTATCATCTGCTTGGCTTTAGCTGAAATAACTCTTTCTTCCAAAAGATCAATCAACTGTGTGCTGTCCTCAATAGTTAGTTCTTCATCTTCTTTAATTGTGCCACCAGACTTCTCTACGAGCTGTTTAAACAACTCTTTATAGACATCAGTACTAGTAGAAGGCTTATTGATTTGAGTTGAACCTTGGTCCCCTAAATCATCTCCTGAAAGGTCTGGGTCATCACTAGAAGGAGTAATAAACTCACCATCACTCAAATCTTTGACTGTGGAGAATCCCATTTTTTCCCACTCTTCTTGTTCTTTCTTTACCTGGTCAGGCAATTTAAAATTATTAAACATGTGTTTTTGCTGTTTTTATTAATTTATAATACAAAGTTATATATCTAGAAGATATTAAATTAAACTTTTTTAGTGTAGATTTTTTTATTTTTTAGTAGTAGAGGGTCTAGGTTTGTTTCTAGCTATTTGATTTTTCTCTCTAGCTATATCTTCTTTAGCTCTATTTGACCTTTCTTTTTCCTGTAAGTCTCTAGTTTTTAGAGCAATATCTGCTAAGTCTAATTCTCTATCATCTACTAAATCTACTTCAGAGTTAGCACTAAGATTAGAATCAGCTATAGCAAGTTTAGTCTCATTATCTCTATCTACTTTATACTTTTGAATCTCAATAGTCTTGTCAAGTTTAATAATCTCATGTTCTCTGTTAACTTGATTTTCTCGAGCATCCATCTGCTTAGCTTCCATAGCAGCTTTATTTTGAGCTTCTTGTATCTGTTGTTGTTCAGCTCTAATTTTTCTAGAACTCTCTCTAAGTCTTCTAGCTATTGATTGAATAGATCCAGTAGAATTAACAGTCAAAAGATCTTCTAAAGTGCCTTGACCTGCACTAATTGCAGCATCAACAGAGGCTTGTAATTTCTGCATCAACTGACCATCAGCTGTAGCATTATTAACATGTATATCAAACTCACTCTCAGCAAACTCTTGGTAGTTTTGAATAAACTCCTGGGATAAGTCATTGAGAATATAAGAGCCCTTAATAGGGTATTTTTTATAAACTGTTTTGGCTATTTCCAAGAACTTCTTAAATACTACTCTTTTCAAATCTTCTTCTAACTGAAACCAGTGTTCAGTAATCTTGGAAAATTGAGCCATTTCAAGCTGAGTATTTCTAACAGCCTGTCTTTCTCCAACCTCTCCCTCTCTAGTACCATTAACACCACAGATTTTACCCATAGTGTATTCTAAGTTTATCAAGTAGTCAGTAAGAGCTTGTATTTGCTCATGGTTAGTACCAAACTTAATATCTTGGGTAATAAAAGTGTTTAAAGCAGCACTAGCAGCTTTACCATCTAGTGGTCCGGACAATACCTCTTGAGTTGGATCTAGCATCACTATTTGGTCTATATTAGCCATGTGAAGCCATTCTTTTGGATCTACTCCATTAGGAACCATACTAACATTGACAGCAGTCTTAGTTCCTTGCATTTGAGACAATAGTACACTTCTCTTCCAGTAAGCTTTATCATACTCCAAATCTAGTGGTTTAATAATATCCATCATAGATTGGGCTACTTCTACTCCAATAATAGGAGGAAGTCCAGTAGATAGATTAGTAAGAGATTTACAAGCAGATTCAATAGGACCATAATTAATAATAATATCAGCTCCTAATTTAGTTGCCCTACACCATTCATTAACCCAAAACCATTTAATAGTTTCTCCGGCAAATTTGTCTGAAATATAATTTTCTGAAACATAAGAAACTTCAGGCATACCAAACTCATTAAGAGTAGTTAATTCTCCTAGCTTTCTTCTAGATTTCCAAAAAACAGTAGTCTCTAATATATCAGAATTAACATAAGGATTTTTAGCCCAGATAGCTCCAGTAGGCATTTGTTCCCAATCATTGCCCTTAAATAAAGGCATATTAGACAATCCATCTGGATAACCTACTTTATCTCCAAAGTTTTCAGCAGTAGCAAATTCTCCAGACCAAACAGCAGGCTGATTACCCCAAGAAGCAGAATTGTTATTACTCATTCTGTCCTCTAATTCTGTTCTATCTTTCTCTTTAAGTTTGTCCCAATAGTCATCATAAACTTGACCAAGAGACTTATATTGCTCTACAATAATATAATCCCTCTCATGTAGATAGGGAGAAGATCCACCAACAGCTGTAACTGTCATAGGATCTATTTTTCTTAGATCTATGTCTTTACCAAATTCATCAATCCAGTAAGCCACTTTACCTTGGACTAAGAGATCTTTAAATCCCATAGCCATAGTATAGCTAATATTCTTTTTGTTATATTCGTGTTTTAATATTTGGTTAGCAGTAATCTCAGCAACATCTTGATATTCATAAGTAGCCCATTCCTCTAATTTTTGAGTTTCAGCTTCTACATATTTCTGATCTACTTGACCAGCTTCAAACTGACTTTGAATTAATGCCATCATTCTAGACAGCATCTGTTGCTTTAAATCATTCTCTTTTCTAGTTATACCTTCTTCATCAGCATTAGATATAAAAGCTCTTAGCTCTGTTCTTCTGTCAAAATAATCTCCTAATAGGACATTAATTTTAGAATTACCAATACCAATATGCTTTAACTGAATTGGGTAACTATCTAACCCTTGATTTTGGAAATCTATTTCCTTACCTACACTGTGGACATCTAATTCACCTATAGATAGTAAGTAGTTTTCTCTTCTTGCTTTCCAAGTTTTATGGTAAGAAGCTACACCTCTAGAATAGCTACAAGCTGCCTCTAGGTTATCTCTGTACCATTGTTCATTCTTCTTACTAGAAGCTATTTTTTGTGCTGGAAAACTCATTTTACAATCTACAAAAATAATTACTAAATAAAGTTAATTAGGTACAAAAGTAGTGGATTTTTATTAATCTTTAGTAGGGAGAGGTGAGATTTGTTTTAATGGGCTATTATTCTTACCTAAATCTTTCTGTCTGGCATTCAAATAATTATCATAAAAAGTCTTTCTTCTTTCACTAGTTTCTTTCTTCTGATATACCCTTAAAGTTTCATCATACCACATTAATAGTATCAGTGAAGAGTGTCTGTCATAGTTACCATCACTAGGATCATAAGATATTAACTCTTTAAGAATTGCTGGAGAATTAATATGGTGGAGCATTAAGTCTTGAGTATTAACTAGTGACTCACTTTCTAACCAACTCTGTATATACTGGACCCCTGTATTGATGTTAGGTTTATTCATCAAAATACCCTTAGAGGTATTAGTACCTTCTACAAAAGGAGCCTCAGCATTTCTCATCTGATGAGGTCTGTCAGCTAATAAATGTAGACATCTTTCCTGTTCAAAGAAAGTAAACATCCCTTTAATATTCTGCTCATACATACATACAGCATTATAATATTGTAAGGCTCTTCTTGCTTGAGTATAAAAGAACTTAGTGTCATTTGTCCTACCTGTATATTCAGCTACTATTATTCTAGTTTCTCTGTCAAATATAAGTAGTGATGGTAGGGATTCAGATTTACCAATTACATCATTAGCCACAATATCAGCAGAGGCTATATATCTACCTTTTTTAATAACTCCATATTCATCTTTCTGGGGCCATTGCCAAACTTCAAAAGCTCCTTTTTTATTACTGTCTGTAGAATTGTTTAACGGATAGTCTCTAATGGGCATTATAGGCTCTTCATTGAACTCAATTTCTCCATTCAACTCTTTGAACCATCCTTTAGCAGAGTCTCTTAAAACGTCTGTTTTATTGCCAAATTCAAGTTGTGCTAAATGATCTTTAAGTAAAATAGTAGGATATACAGAATTGTCTCCTAGCAAAAAACACTCACTTGGAAAAAGAGGATTATTGATAATATAAGACTGATAAGCTTTAGCATCTTTTTTCTTATTTACCCTTTCAGCAAATTGCATTTTTTCAGCATAATCCAAATCAGTAATTAAGTTTTCTCCCTTTTTGTAAGCTATACTAGCCATAGTAATAGGAATAAAGATACCTATCTTACCTCTGTTTTCAAATATATCATCTACAGCTATACAGTTGTAGGCATCAGGATTCATAAAGATTCTTTCTGCATATTTAATAGCTCCAGAACTTCCTAAACCACCAGTACCCATCATCATAATAGGGTTATTCTTTCTAGCTTTAGCAGCAGTAGATCCTTCTAGAGCTCCTATAACTTCAGTAAGAGTACTAACAAAACCAAACTCATCTATAATAGATAAATTAGGTCTTCCTGAGTTTACTGATAAAGGATTATCAGCTACTACCCTAGAAATAATACCAGTACCATCTTTACCATTAAAAGTAACAGAGCCAGCTGTAGATTTAGAACTGTCTCCCCAATCAGCTCCTGGGTTAGGAGTTTTAAATAGAGGAGATTCCCAAGTAGTATTAGAAGTAATAAATTTACCAGGATAATTATAGTAAGCCTCTTTAATAATCTTCATAATACTATTAACATACTTACCTTCTTGCGAAGCTACAATAGTAAAAGATTTAAAAGCTTGTCCTAAATCCTTTTGTTCAAAATAGTAGTCTGAATACAGTGCCCCATCTGTAATTATGTTATGGTTAGCTAATACTGAGGCAAAAACACTTTTCCCTGCCATCCTACTAGATAACAAAGCTACATTCTTTGCATTATTAAAATACAAAGGAATACCAGAAGCATCTAAACTTCTCAAAACTTCTCTAGCAGGTTTATAAATTTTTCTAGATCCATCTTTATTAAACACATTATCATAATAAAGCTGATTCCTTTTACCCATAAAATCTATTCTTCTAAGCAAATCTTCATCACTGACATCTGGATCCCCAAGATCTCTGTGACAAGAATATTTAGAATTAGAGAAGCCAGAGAATCCCCTGGCTTCCTCATAATAGTAATATAATTCCCAATCAATATCCCTGACTTTCATTAAACCTAGATACTGATTACCCATAGGATCTTCTAGTTGAATGTTGTGGAAATTACACCCATACCAAAGTGGTCCAGGCATAAACTTCCCACCAATTATTTCTCCTTGAATAATCTTGCTTTTTACTCCTCTCCAAAAATCTACATACTCATATTCATCTAGATCTGGATGGAAAAAGGGTATCTCTTTTAATAAAAACTCAGAGTTATTTATCATTACTCTTCAATTATAATTCTGTTATTTTCTCTAATTACTTCTTTAAGTTTCATATAGGCTTCTTGTAGACTACCTACTTCAAACTCACAAGTTTGCTGTTCTGATTTAAAGATAAACTTTTTAGCCTCCATTGAAGCTTCTCTATCAAAACTCCATCCAGTAAAAATACTAACAACTTTAACAAAATCACCTGTAGATTTTTCAATAAAATAGCTAGGTACAAGAGGAGCATATAACTCTTCAAATTCTTCATCAGTAAAATCTATCTCATTAAGAGTAGGTAGATCCATTTGATTAAGCAGTTTGATAAGAACTATATCATACTTCTGTTGTATTTCTTGAATAATTCTCATCATAGAAAACATATCTGTTCCTAGATTGGTAAGTTCTTTTTCTTGATCTTCGAATCTTTTAATAATAGCATTTGAAGAGATTTTTTTGCCTGAATTGTTATACATATTTGTTGGTATTAAAATTTAAATTGTTGGTGTGCGTTATAAGCTTCTGGTTGACTAGTAGGAGATATAATATACTTACTAGACATAAGAGTAGTGGCTAAACTAACTGAATTTTCCAAAGCTGTAATTATTACTTTTACCGGATCTATAATTCCTGTTTTAGCTAGATCTTCTTTTTGACCAGTTAGAACATTGATGCCAAGCATTTCTAGAGGATCTGAGACACTTTCCTGTATAGCTGAATAGTTTATACCAGCATTATCTAAGATGGTCTTAAAAGGGCTATAAATGGATTTTAGAACTATATTATAGCCTACTTGAAAATCAGCTTCATAATTCTCTTCAGAGTTAGCTAGAATCAAACCAGCTTTATAAAGCATAATTCCACCACCAGGTACATAACCATCAGCTAGAGCAGCTTTAACTGCATGGAGAGCATCATCTATTCTATCCTTCTTTTCTTTAACTTCCATTTCAGTTTGACCACCTACAAAAAGAGTAGCTACTCCAGATTTAAGTTTAAAGTATCTTTCAGATAACTTTTCTTGGTCATATACTTCAGTAGTAGAATCTAGTTGAGCTTTGATTTGAGCGACTCTTAAGTCAAGTTCCTTTTTATCGGGAGTAGCTCCTACTAATTTAGTAGTACCCTTAGTACAAATAACATCAGTACATTTACCTAGTTGACTGACATCTTTGATCTCAGCTAATAGTTCTGGATCAGCTTTAAATATATTACCTCCTGTTAGAACTGATAAGTCTTTAAGTATTTCTACTTGTCTATCACCAAAACCAGGAGTCTTTATTGCTGCTACTTTTAATCCTACCCCCTTAACATTACTACACAGGAAATCTATTACATTAGGTTCATAGTCAGTAGCAATAATAAGAATTGGATTATCATTCTTTTTAGAAAATTCCATTAAGGCATGTAAAGACTTGGGACTAGGAATTACTCCATCTACCAAGAGGACTGAAACATGACCTTTTGACTTAGACAATTTAACAGTATAAGACTCTAGATCATTAATAAGAGCTGGAGAAATATAGCCATTATCTAACTCCATCCCTTCTACTATTTTGGTGTAAGAGTTTAGAGTATTAGAGGGTTGAGTAATAATTAAACAATCTTTACCCAAATCATCTACAAGTCCGGCTATCAATTGTCCTATTTCTGAATCATTGTTGGCAGAAATAGTAGCAATATTACTTATAATAGTTTTAGCCTCTTCTTTATTGTCCAGGTTAATAGTAAGAGTATGTTTAGATAGTATAGATTTAATATCTTCAACTGCCTTCCACATTCCATTATTTACCCTAACAAAGTTAAAGTTGGTTTGATCCAGGCTTTGTATTTGTCTAGCTAATTCTGCTGATAGTACGGAGACTTGACTTGTACCGTCACCAGCTTTATCTAGAGTTTTATTGGCTACTTCTTTAATCATAAAAGCTCCCATATTTTCAATAGGATCTTCTAGATTAATTGAGTTAGCTACTGTTACTCCATCCTTAGTTACAAGAGGAGGTCCAAATAAACTATTTATTAATACAGTTCTGCCCTTGGCTCCCATAGTACTAGCTACAGTAGAAGAGATAATATCTATACCTCTAAATAATTTATTTTTATCTGTTATAACTGCTGTTTTGTTGTTCATAATTATATTTTACCACTATCGGATAGTGACTTGTTTTTTGGTTGTTTCATAGTTTTATCTTGGAGTAATTCCTTAACCTTAGCTATATCCTGGTTAAGTTTAAGAGTATTACCTATCATCTGTTCTACTACTTTAATTTCAGCTGCCTCAGCTCCTTTGTATTTAAAGTCACTGTAGTACTTCCTTCTGTTTTCTAGTAGACCTAGTAACTCATGATAAGCTTTTTCTTCTGGGGTTAAACATAAGTCTGTATAAGCTATTTTGATAGTATCATAATTACTCCACTTAAACTTATCATCTTTAATAATAGTCTTTTTAACAGACTCCCATTTAGCATCAGAATTAAATAGAGGAGAATGTCTTTCCAAACAGTAAGCTAAAGCCCACATAATTTTAGAAGTTTCTTCTTTGTTAGGGGATTTATCTGTCTCCCAAAATAAGTGAATTCTGGGATCAATTTTGGTGTTAGGATATTCTTCCCAAAAGTTTTTTGTATGTATTAAATCTTGTATCATTTAAATCCTGTTTTTGTAGGAGCTTCTATTTGAATAGGGACTAATTCCTCATTTAAGAACCAATCTCTCCAAGCATTAGCAAAAGTCACATGGTATTGGAATTCATCAGTTTTAAGAAGAAACCTAATATCTATAATAGTTCCTAAAAGTATATTATCTTGTAAACCAGTAGAATATAACCCCACAGTATCTCCAATATTATAGGGAGTCTTTACTGTCTTCCAGATTGTTTCTTTTTTTACTTTTAGTTGAATCATTGTGTTCTTTAGGTATTAGTCTTACTATTTTGTCTAACAACAATAAAGGTCTTTTTTTATTCTTCTTAGGCTTCATAAACTCATGATTAATAAAACCTATACTACCCCAATAAGCAGCTACTTGGTCAACTGTAATATTGTATTTCTCAGCTAACTCCTGAAATATCTTCTGTTGCCCCTCGGTGTAATACTTGCTCCGGCTGTTGTTGTCTAGCTGGCTGGCTTTCAAAAGTAAATTGTATTCCTTTGTATTCATATAGGTTTTTATTAAATTGAGGATTGACTACACCAGCTTTATAAAGGGGTAAGCCATTAATGAATTTCTTATTTTCAAGCTTTATAATGATGTTATTTAAGCCAGCTGATGTTAGACTAAGCTTATCTTTTATCTGCTTTTTAATAGCCCCAGAATTGATAAATAGGGCTCTTTTATCTACAGGTAAAGCACTATACTCATTATTGGCATTAAGTAGCTCGGCAAATACTTCTAATTCTCTAGTAGTTAGAGGATTAGGTATATACACACCTTCCTCAGTCATATCTCCTATTAGAGAGTTGATTATAGATAAATAGTACCCATAAATATTATCCGTAGGTCCTACTAGTACTGTTATTTGCTCAAATTGCTTAGACATGTTTTTGTTGTAAAAAAATTAAGGGAGTGGTTAACTCCCCTAATTAAATTTATAAAGTTATGGCTTCATCTATATACTTATAAGTATTTGTTGGGGTAATAGGAGCTCAGAACTTTCTGTAGCAAATATATGCTAAATTTGCGACAAATAGAAATTAAATATTCCAGAAAGATCTAGTTTGTTCTCCAGAGTGAAGGTTATAAAAGATGTGGTAAAAATCTGATTTACCAGTATCTGGTTTATTAGCTATGTGGAATCCAATTACCTTTCTATTAACTCCTACAGGAAACTGAACTGTCAAAATCCCTTCAGAATAAGTAGCCAGGTATCTATCTCCTTCTACTACTTTGATAATAGGTGGGAATTCATTCTCAAAAACTGTTTCTGAAAACTTACCTCTCCAACCAAAAAGCTTAGGATTTTCACTAGTAGCAAACACAGGAGCATCTGGTTTTAAAGTGGCTCTACCAGTACTGTCATAAGTAAATAGATCTTCAAAATCAATATCTCCATAACCACAGATTTTAAGAGTAAAGTCTGTCATTTTACCTCCCCAAGGTGTATTAAGAGCTTGGAAGTTAAAATCATTGTCATCAGTACCATTAATCCAAACTTGAGGGAATAGCATATCTTGTACTTCCTCAATTGGCTGTAGTTCCAGTGCAATATGAGCTAGTTCTGTATCAGGATTAACATCAACTAAATTCCATTTTTCAAAGGACATAGTAGCTAGTTGTTCATCTGTGTAACCCATAGCTTCAATTTCTGACTTTGTGAAAATCTTGGTACTTTTCTCAATAATAGGAGGCATCCTCTTAGTGATAATATTCCATTCTTGAGGAGTACCATACAATGGGCCAGTTCCTTTTTTTCTAGTTCTAGAAGCAATATATTCAACAGTAACTGTTTTTTCCGTATTACAGCTAAACCAGCCATCTTTATATTGAATTTGTTCTCCTGTATAAACTCCGTCAGTATCTCCAATACTACCTTGTTTGGCAGTACTTTCAATATTCATAAAACAACCTAATACTTTTTGAATAACTGTGTTGCCTTCAATAGTTAAAGAAGTGGAGTTTCTAAAACCAGTTTCATTTCTTTTACTAGGAGTAATATAAGTAAATGGATTTACTTCTTGAAAAGTTCCTTCATTTTTTTGCATACAAATGTAATTAAGCAATCCATAAGCATTAGCTGTTTGTACAGGTTGTCCCACAAAAGCCTGAGATTCAATAGTATCTACTATTTGACCAGATACAAATCTTCTAGTTACAACTGATTTATGCAATATTTGAGATCCAGTAGTAGGAACCATCTTTTTATTTGCTAGAAGAGCTAGTTCTTGACTAAGCTCCATAAGGTCTAGTACCTCTGATACTTCAATTTGATTCATATTTATAAGGGTGTGAATTTATTTAAATTTATTATTTCCAAGTTAGTAATTTAACTGCCATCATTTGAGTTTTAAGACAATCTGTTATAAAACTTTGAAATACAGTGTCCTTTAGTGGATCTTCATATCCAGGAACAGCGTGTTCAATCTCAGAGTTACTGGAATAAGGATTATCGTAATTATTATTTACTAGGTCAAATAGTTCCGCACAAAGCTCTTTAGCTCTATTTACTTTAGGATCACCAGAAGGATTAAATGTTATTCCTACTAGTCTTTGACCTTCTGTTTGTGATTGTGTTGTTTCCATATTATTAAATTTCTGCTAGTTTATAAGTTATATCTACTGTTAGTCCTGCCCAAGCTGCTGCTTCAATTAATTGAAACTCAGCCTCTCTTACAAGTCCTATTAAAGACAATCCGTCATCAGACTCTTCTGGACCACATTGGCAAGGACCTTCTCCACAAGTTGGACAAGCATCTTCTGAGCTAGTTACTTTTTGAGAGTCGGCTATCTCTTGTTGAATTTCCTTAAGAAGTTGTATTACATCAGGAGAAGGATGCATTATTGTAGCTTCAGCAGTACTACTAGTAGCTGGACCACAAACTCTTACTTTTTCAATTCTATCAAGAATACTTTCTTGAAGTGATGGAGGAAAATTATTAAATTCAGTTATTGTCATTGGGTTTATTATTTAAATTATTATCTTCTGTTGTTTCTACTACACCTGTACCTTTACAGGTAGGACATATTTTATCTGACTTAAATTGGTTATCTAGTGACACAATTCTAGTACATCCTCTACAAGTAGGACATTGAATTTTAGTCATTATTCTTAGCTGCTTTACGGTTTTTAACTATTTCCATATATTGATTTTTCATAGCCTTATATTCAGGAGTAGTTTTAAATTTATTGACAGTGGCTACTTTTAAACCTGTTTTAGCTGCTACTTTGTCAGAACCTACTTTAAGGTAAGAGGGATTTTTGCTGTAAAATGTTGTAAGTGTTTTCATAATATTTATTTTTTAATTAAAGCTGTTAATTGATTTACTGTGTAATGTGGTAATAGAACTTTCTGTATTTGTTCTAGTGTGTGTCCATTTGGATCAGGTATTAGGACTAAACCTGTTTCTGTTGATTTTATGGTGTATTTACTCATATTTCTTTCCTCCAAAATAAAAGCTGCTATCTTGACAAGTTATTTGGGTTACTTGGAATCCATTGTTAGGTAGTTCATATACTACTGCAAATCCTTGGACCCAGGAAGCTCTTTCAAACCTAGAAGCATATTTAAAAAAGTCATGATCTGGATTACCCATCCATCCTATATTAAATCCTGCATGATCACCTTCAAATATAGAACCTGCTCTATGACTATGCCCGTACATAACAGATCCTCTAGTTTTATTCATGTGAGTTTTAATAGCATTAGCATTCAGATATTGACCATGAAACACTTGGAGCTTACCTATATTAAAGCTGTCTTCTTTCCAATCAGTGAGTACGGTATAACCTCTATTCTTTAATTTAAGAGCTTCTGTTGGATTAGGAGTAATATCTTTAAGCACACTTGTATTTACATTTTTAAAATATTTTTCATACCTTGCTTCGTGGTTGCCATTTATAAACACTTTCTGTGTATTCTTAGGCAAAATACTATCTATTTTATTAAGGTAAGCATTGCCTACAGAATACTCTAGATCCATAGAATAGCCTTCTGGTTGTACCTGGTTAATACTGTGGGTGGAAAATCCATAACAGTCTAAGAAATCACCTGCTATAACAAATCCTTTTATTTGATCCTTATAGTCTTCCATCATCTTAAATAGATTTTGCATCAATTCAGGATCTTCAGCTGGTATATGTACATCAGATATTACTATCCACATATTGCCAGTAGACTTTTTAAAAGCTGAATTACTGGCTAACTTATGTTCTTCTATTGGAGATAATTGTCTTTCTAGATAATCTACTGGAATATTTGATCCTTCTTTTACTGCTCTTTGAATAGTTCTGATTGACAGATTTTCTCCAGCAGCAACTCTTTTAATCCATTCTGAAATAGGCTCACTAGTCTTAATAGCATATTTAATTTGGAGCTCTTTATATCTATTCATTGGGTTATTACTATTTTTGTTGTGGAATCAAAGCTAGATTATTATGAGCGACAAGTCAAGTATTTTAACATCTATTTGTAAATTTGATAGAGAGGAGGATAATATATACTTAGCCTTTAAACTATTCTCACCTGTAGAAGTTTTCTTAGGAGCACTTAAGTTTGAGAATAATCCAGAAGGACAAAAGCTACATGAAAGGATAGTAGATTTTTTGTTAGATAATGGAGTGGTTTTAACAGCTTCTTCTAAAAACTCATTTGACTCTGTTAGAAATGCTAACCTAGCTCACTTGAGAAATAAGACTTTTACTGGATCTGTTCATTTGAACAATTATACTAGCTGGTCTTTATCAGATAGTTTACCGGAAGTCATAGGTATATTTAAGTCAGCAATAACAAGAGTCCTAATAGACAATAAAGGACTAGCTCAATGAAGAGTCCTATAATTTTAAATAAGGAACTGGCTGAGTCAGTACTTAATTGGGCTATAAATTTAACTGGCAAGTCTGACTATGAAACCAGGAAACCTAAAATAAGGCTATATAAAGCCACTAAAGACTACTTTGGTATATATTCTACCACTACTTGTTCTATATCTCTTTATATGGGCTCTATTGAAGCTTCAGACAACCCTTTAGTAGAATTTGTAAGTACTATATTACACGAGTTGGCCCATTACTATCAACCTATAGATCAATGTTATTTAGGCTTAGAGCATTACTTTGGGTATGAAAATAATCCACTAGAAAAGGAAGCTAATAACTTAGCTAGTAATATGTTGCCCCATGCTTTAACTTATATTATAGGTTTAATTGTAGAGGGGAACCTAACCAATCCTGGGTAAAATAAATTAGATCTTCATTTTTAATCCGTAGAATATTGGTAAATCCAATTGCTTTTAAAGTGTCTTCTTTAAATCTATCATTAAACCAAACTTCTGGTTTTTTGTGAATTCCTCCATCTATTTCTACTATTAAATGATAAGTTGGTAGATAATAATCAGCTATTATGTATTTTCCAGTACTAGGTACTACAAGATACTGTGGGGCAAATTCTATTTCCCAAGCTGTTAATAATTTTTCAAATTGTAATTCTGAAGGAGTTTTTCTATTATTCAGTTCTTCTATATATAAACTTGCTCTTTCAACCTTAGCCATAAATGTCCTTTTTAAATACCTTTGGTATCTTAAGCAGTCTTCAACAGAAGTTCCGTCATATTTTTTGATATTTCTTTTTTTCATAGACTTTAGTAATTTACTGACATTTTAAGGCATAAACGAAATTATAGGTTCTACCAATAATCTATAACATAATTTAATCTTAATGACGAAAAGTTACTTAAAGTTAATTTTTAGGAAATAACTAGCTTAATCTCCGCATAAAAAGCGGAGAACCCATTAGGATTTAAAATAAGCCCATTTAAGACAGTTTGATGGGTAGGGTAGTGGTAGATACTATAAAGGGGTAGATCTTTCAACCTTACCCCCTTAAAATGCTAAATTAGGCTATTTGAATTCATCCCAGACTGATTTGTAGGGTTCAGGTTTGGGTTTTGGTAGATTTTTGAGAAATTCTATATATTGGTTTTGGGTTTTTGATTTGGTTAGGAAGACTTCTTCCCGGAGCTTATAATCCAGTATTATTATGTACCCGCCTACTGTTAGAAGTTTACCTTCCTTATTTTTCCAGGATATTTCCCTTATTTTAAATCTTTCTTTTTTCATTATTTTGGAATTAGGTCTGCCTAATTATTTGGGCTAAATTTTACCAAATGGTAGAGAAATTTTACCAAATGGTAATATTTGTCTCTTGAAAGCCCTGTATTTGCTGCAAAGTTTTTTTCTTCTTCTTTATTTATTTATAGAACATTAAATTAACTATTATTTAGCTGTTCCTAACAGGGCAAAAAAGGTTTTATCAAATAAAGTTGCTACATCTTTTTTTATAGTTTTACCATTAAAACTCAAATATGGATTAAAAACCCAGTACTTAGTGTAGACTTCATTGGCATTATATACTTCAAAAGAAGCATATACACCTAGCCTTAAAAGCTTCTCTAGGACTCTAGTAAGATCTCTATAGGAAAGTTTAAACTCTTCAGCTAAACTGGTTTTTGTAGAATCTGGGCCCAATGGTTCTAGGGAATTAGTATATGCTTTAGCCATAAATGACATTTTGACAGCTACTTTAAATTCTTGTGGAGTGGTTTGGGTTTCTAGTAATTGCCAAGCTTTTGTAAAAGTTCTTTGATAAGAAGCTGTACTTTCAAATCTTTGCATAGTAGAATCTCTAGGAGGATTTGGTTTTTTACCCTTACTTGTAAAAGTAGTAATTTCTCCTGTTTCTGCATTGACTTTGGCAGGTACTTCATTGTGATTAAGAGGTACAAGATAATTATAATCGTGGGTTTGCATAATTGTATTATTTATATATACAAATATATAGTATTTATAGGGCTCTTGGTAGAATTTAACATCTTTTAAATCCAGCAAATTATACCCGGTCGGGAGCAAAAAATAGGGATTTGGCTAAAACTATACCCGTTAGGGATGATTTTGGGAAAAAGTACCCCCGGTCTTTTATATAGATTAAAAGATACCCCCTATCAAATATATAGGTAAAAATACTACCCGGATTACTTATATATAGATAAAACTATCTCAAGGATATATATGTAGACTTACCCCATATCATACCCCCACTCTCTCTAAATTTGCCGGAACTACCGGGGATTAACCATTAAAACATCAAATATTATGGCACTTATTAAGACAGACGAAGCAGCAGTTACTGTTGCTGCTTACAAAAAAGCTAACGGCATTGAAGCTATTACCATTTGCAAATCTCGCAAGGGGAAATTGTATGCTATTGATGCTGAATCAGGAGACTTCCTATTTATGATCCAGGATGGAATTGATGTTGCAAAGCCACCTAAGGGGCTTGTAATACAGGAATATCAGGATGATGAAACTGATGAGCTTACTTACTATGCTTATGTTCCTGGTCCTGCTGAAGTTCTTGGTACTTGGTAATAAATTGGGGAGCCTTAACTGGTTCCCCTTTTTTAGGCATAGGCAACAGTATCATCAAGTGAATCTGTTTAATCCTAGGAAATCTCTTGACCTTAATAGTTTTAATCTCAGGAAAGGCTTGTAAAACCTAGGAAATTAAAAGCTTAACAATTTCTTAACATTAAAAATTTGGATTGATCCCCTAGCTACCCCTATTTTTTTCATAGAATAATAGAGAAATAACATTTCTCTTGTTTCTTTTGGGTCCTAGGGTATTTTCTTTATTCTCTTTGTAAGTTTTTTGCTACTCCCATAAGGGTTTCAGAAGGTTGGCTTCGCTAAACCCTATAAAATAGTCTTAAGTGATTGAAAATCAACTAGTTAGATAATTAAGGTTATTTTAACTGGCTGGTTTTCAATTAGTTAAGTTAAGTGGATCTGTTTAAACCTGTTTATTTTTCATTTTGGAAAATTACTTAGTTTTGGGAAATTTATCAAATTATAGTAAAATTATTTTTGTACCAAAGTTCGGGGAAAAATATTCATAGTTCAATTATCACCAGGTTGAGAAAAAGTTAAAGATTTTTTATCAGCTAGGTGAGAATTTATTTTAGGCTCTTTGTAGATCTGATAAGGCTTTCAGAAGAATTGATCTCCCTTAATTATATATTAAGTAGATCAGTTAGGTCTAAATAGATCAATTTTTCTCAGCTAAACTAAGAGTAGCTCTTACGACCTTTAGGGAGTTAGAGATACCTTAGAGTAGCGTTAAGTTAAATGGATTAGTTTTAATAGGAGTACTTAAGGTTAATAGTACTACTAGTAAAATAGTTAAACTTCACCAAGAGTCTATATAACTTAATTAATTTGCGAGATATAATTAGAGGCTGTTCTTAAACGCCAGTTTAAGATTATCAGACTCTTATTATATAATAGTAAAATAGTTAAGGTTAAATGGAGTTAAATTTAGTCGATAGTTTTTGAAGATTGATAGGTAAGATATAAAGATTGGCCCGATAATCATCATTTATCAACCTTTAATCCCTTAAAACCTACCGTTAATCCACAAATTCTACAAACCTGACAATTTTTGTCAATTTTTCAACTTTTTTAGTAGGCTAGGGGCAAATCCAGCTCTTAGCCCTACTATTCCCAAACCTCAAAAATACCTATTAATTTAGGTTGGCGTCCTTATTGCCCAGAAAAATCTAATAGCTCAAACTAGTTATCTAGCAGACGTGAACGTGTAATTTTTATTAAGAATCTCGTAATTATAAGCCGTGCGGGACAAAATTCTTAGTTTAAATTATTATAACAAATCCACTAATACTCCGGGCCCTAAGATACACAGAGTATTATAAAAATGTCTATTCTTAGTGGTAGAAGATGGCAGATGGCAATATTTAACTGTATAGGTTAATAGTTTGTTGAAATGAGGTAGAAAACATCCCTTATATTCTTTTGCAAATTTCAATCTAGATCAATAGAGTCCTAGTTGTATTAGGCTAAAAACTATTGTAAGATTAAATCTATAAATTCTTTGAGTTCTATTTATAGGACTCTTTGTTTGTTTTAATGGTTTTTATAACTAGTAGGTGTGATGGCCTACTAGTTTTTCTCCTGTAATTTATTTATTAATATATAATTCAACAAAAATGGCAACATTTAATTTCAAACTGAATGAAGAGACCGGTAATATGGAAGCTCCATTCTCAGCAGAGTTGGTATCTATCAGCTCTGAACCAAGTGGTGAAACATCAACCAACGAAATTCCTTTTTACAGTGCTACTGTTAAATTTGAGAATGCAGCAGGTCAAATCAAAACTACATCTGCTCTTGTTATGCAAGGTAATGTAGACAGAGCTGATGAAGAAGGCGGTTTTGTTAAAGGACAAAGCTACTTGTGCAAAGCTATTAAAGACAACTCACGTAAGGGTGTTTTGTTGGTTCTGAGTCACTTAAGTCCTACTATTGGAGCTTCTGATGATGACTTTGGTATTGGAGAGGAGGAAGTTGTAGCTAAAAAACCTGCTGAAAAAAAGGCTGGTCTAACTGCTAAAAAGCGTATGCCTGCTGCCGAGATGTAATTAACGGCTCTTAGTAAAAAATAATAAACCCGTCCTCTCTAAAACTCCAATACGGTAGTAATAGGAGCCAAAAGAGGATGGGTTTTTATTTAAGTTTAACTCAAAACAACAAAAAACAAATGCAAAATCCAACAATCTCCCAACTAGCCTTACATCATAAGAAAGCTGATGAATGGTACAAACATCAAGTAGAATTTGCACAAATCTACAAAGATTGTTTAATTGATTTCATGAGTTGTCCAGCTGATATGTATTCAGAAATGAAAGATGTGTTTTTGTGTACTGAAATGTCTTATTTTGCTCATTCAACTTATGGTGTGCAGAATTTATTTACCGTAATTCTTAATTGAAGTTTATTTGATTTGGTTATACGGTTTTCCGAGAAGCTCTACTGGTGGAGCCCTAATTTTATTAGGAGGTTGTGAGTTCGAATCTTGCCTCAGAAACTTTTCCTAGTTAAATCTAGGCGTTTTGTTCTTTGTTTTAATAAGCCTAGGAGTTTGTGGAAATACTCCTAGGTTTTTTTATTTTGTAATCAATTAATCAATTTAATAAATTCAATCTAATGAAAAATCTTTTAATCTTAGTAGCATTATTTGTTACAACCTCTTGTTTGAGCCAAACCTGCTCTCAACTTACTAGTACAGTAGCAGTTAATGGGGCTTGTATTAAAACCTGTGTTTCTCCATCATCAACTTCTATTGATAGAGTTGATTTTTACCAATATGATGGAGATTATTATGCTCTTGTTACTTTCCGGGGATCCTGGACTAGGTATATTTACCAAGTTCCTTATTCGAGTATTAGTAACTATGGAGCTAATTATGTCACATCAGCTGGTAAGGCTTTTCATGCGTTTATAGCTAGTCAAGATAGACTAGGTTGTAATTAGTTCACCCTTAACTACAAAGTGTCTCTATTGAGCTGTAATGGCTTAATAGAGGCATTTATTTAATTACTTTTGACTAATGATTCACAAACAAATAATAGGAAAAGAATTATATGTTTATATGAATGGTAAGCTGTTATACAAAAGATGGCTTACTCAAAATAAAGGTATAGTCTTTTGTCCTACTTTTGGAGCATTTAAGGCTTCTGATGTCGAACAATTTAACCAATCAATAAAATGATTAAAATATTTACCAATTTATTATGTATTACATTATTAGCTTCTTGTGGAGTTGATAATAATACACCTGTTATAACTTATGATAATGAGTTTCAAAAAGTAACTCTTGAAGTAAGAGATAATTATTATAGCAATACTGTTTACACTACTATTAAAACTATAGATAGTTGTGAATATATTGTAAGCAGAACATTTCATGGATTTGCTACTTTTTGTCATAAAGGTAATTGTAAGTTTTGTAAAGAAAGAAACAATTAAAACAATTAAATCAATGAACGTAATCGAAGGGCTTAAGGCCAACTATTCAGGAAAGGTACTCGCTAGGGCTTTGAGAGCTGTGAGGGAGCAGAAAAGGGAGGGCGAAGCATATTGGGGTACTGATGCTGACATTACTTGGTCAGAAACCAAAGAAGGATGGAAATATTGGTCTGCTGTTTATTACAACAAACCCAACCCCGACCAATACCTCCCTAACAACTATGTGGATGTTGACGAAAAGATTTCAAACGAAGCACAAAGCCAACCATCTTGTTTAGGTGCTGTTATGTGCAGTGTTTGTGAAGGCACTGGAATATTAACTGAACCCGATTGCTGTTGGAATGTAGATTATATTCAGAAATACGGAAGCTGTTGCGGAAACCCCAACCCTATTCAAGTTCAATGCAAGTATTGTCATGGCGAAGGGTTCTTTAAACATTGCACATAACTCCCATATTTACGCAAGTTTAACCAAAAAAACAACAGAGAAATGATTAAACCAAACGAACTACGAATAGGAAACACTGTATTCAATGAATATTCAGGTGTATCAGTCGTGGAGTCTGTACGTATGCACCATATTGAATATAGAGCATTGCAAGGAAGAATGACAGGTCTTGACCATGTATCTGCATTCACTCCAATCCCCATAACCGAGGAATGGCTAATGAAACTAGGATCCAAAAAAATCTATAAAAGCAATACACACAGTTCTTATCAAATAAGCAACAGGCTTATATACTATTTTTGGTATGACACAAAAAAGTCATATGCTACTTTTGAGGGGTC